CCTTGGAAGATAGGGTTTATGTCTTTTAGTAGAAAAGCTGCAGCAGAAGCAAAAAGTAGAGCACTAAAAGCTATAGAGGAAGTAGACTCAAAAGACTTTACTTATTTTAGAACTTTACATTCTCTTGCTTTTAGTTGGCTTGGATTAAGTACGTCAGAAGTTATGTCGGGTCGTGATTACAATGAACTTGGTAAACTTGTGGGGTTAGATTTCAGAACCACACAAACAATCAATATAGAAGAAGGTCCACTGTTTAATATAGGTGCTGGTGGCGATAAATATATGTCATTGATACAATATGCTAGAGTTAAACAAGTGGATCTTGAAGAAGAGTTTCATAAAGGTTGGGATCAAAGTTTAGATAAGCAACAACTAAGAATATTAGACAAGGCTTTTATGGATTATAAAATAGCAAAAGGTAAATATGACTTTATCGACATGATAGAAAAATTTATAGAACAAGGCACATCTCCTGAGTTTGAGTTACTCATCATAGATGAGGCTCAAGACCTAGCTCCTTTGCAATGGAAGATGGTTAAAGAAGTATTAGTTCCTAACTCTAAAAAAGTTTACTACGCTGGAGATGATGACCAGGCGATATATTCTTGGATGGGCGTTGATGTAGATAATTTTCTTAATGCTAGTGAAACTAAATATGTATTAAGTAAATCATATCGTGTTCCAGAACATCCTTTTGTTTTTGCAAAAGGATTGACGGATCAAATCACGAAACGAGAAAACAAATCGTGGAATCCAACAAAAGAAGAAGGACTTGTTACATGGCATAATGACATTCTTGATGTTGATATGACAGAGGGCGAGTGGTTGATTCTTACAAGAACTAACTACATAGCTAATAAAGTCTGTCAGAAATTAAGAGAAGAGGGTTATGTTTTTTGGAGAGAAGGAGAAGGTTGGTCTGTATCTGTCAATGTACTAGTGGCAATAGAAGTTTGGTTAAAGTTACAAAGAGGAGCATCAGTGCCTGCCGACTTGTTAAAACCTTTTTCAAAACTGATTGATCCAAAACATATAACAAGATCGGGTCGAAAGTTAATGTATTCTTTGGCAGATGTTAATAGTGAAAGACCACCAGATGAAGGTTACTCTTTAGGTAATCTAGAAAGATTATGTGAGTTTACGGCAAATAGATTTGTGACATGGCAAAATGTATTAAAAATATCAGAACAAGTTGCTGCATACATAGTATCTGTTAGAAAAAGAGGAGAGAAGATTCTATCGGCAGATCCCAGGATTCGTGTATCCACAATCCACAGAGCAAAAGGTGGAGAAGCTGATAATGTAGCATTGTTGCTAGACTCAACGAAGGCATGTGTGGAAAGTCCAGATCAAGATGCAGAGAGAAGAGTTTGGTATGTGGGTGTAACGAGAGCAAAGAAGGAGTTACACATAATAGAAAAATCTGGACAGTTTGGATTTGAATTATGAAAAAAGAATGGTATTTACAAAGAGCAACTGACGAAGAAAACCCTAGTCCGTTTTGGGATAGTTACGTCCATGACATGTGCGAAGTCCTTGAAACCACAAACAAATCTCCTTTTGGTAAACCAATAAAAGAGTTTAAAGAAAATAAAAAAGACAGAAAATATTTTTTAGATCAAGCAGAGAAGCTAATCAATGGTCCGAGAGCCAAAGAGTATGGGCCTGCTAAATTTAATCACGAAAGAATAGCAAGAATATGGTCTGTTATATTAGACAGAGAAGTTACGGCACAAGAAGTTGTGGCTTGTATGGTTGGTGTAAAACTAGCCAGACTAGCAGAAACGATAAAACACGATGACAGTTGGGTCGATATAATAGGCTATGCTGCATTAGGTGGAGAAATTATAAATGACAAGTGACCAATACCATTTATTGGAACAAGACATAAAAGATGTGGCATGGGGGAATGTTGATTCAGACTGGACTCCACCCGAAGTTATACCAGATCTATCGCAGTACGATACGATAGCCATTGACTTAGAAACGAGAGATGAGAATCTAACAAAGCTAGGACCTGGATGGTGTAGAAAAGACGGACACATCATAGGCATAGCCGTGGCGGCTGGAGATAGTTCTTGGTATTTTCCAGTGGCACATACTGTGGGTAATATGCCAAGACGACCAGTGTTTCAGTGGTTGACAGATCTGTGTAAAGACACAACTAAAACATTCGTGTTCCATAATGCACTATACGATCTTGGTTGGCTTAGAGCAGAAGGTGTAGAAGTCAAAGGCAAGATCAGAGATACCATGGTTGCAGCGCCTTTACTAAACGAGAATAGAAGATACTATAATCTAAACTCGTTAGCTGGAGATCATCTTGGCACATACAAAGACGAGAAGATGCTCAAGAGTGCCGCCGAAGAGTTTGGTGTAGATCCAAAGTCTGGTATGTGGAAACTACCGCCTCGATATGTTGGTGCTTATGCAGAACATGACGCTGCAATAACTTTGAGATTATGGAACGAGTTACGAAAACAGATAACAAAAGAAGAATGTAGTGGTATATTTGAACTAGAAACTAGACTCACACCTCTGCTTCTTGACATGAAAACAAAAGGTGTACGAGTGGATTTAAACAGAGCAGAGCAAGTTAAGAAAGAACTGACTGCGTTAGAGAAATCACTTGTAGAGGAGATAGTCAAAGAAACTGGAGTTACGATTGAACCTTGGGTCGCCACATCTGTAGCAAAGGTCTTTGATGCTATGGGACTTGCGTATTCTCGCACAGAAAAGTCCAGGGCCCCCGCGTTTACAAAACAATTTCTTGCTAATCACTCTCATCCCATTGCGAAGAAGATTATAAAAATAAGGGAAGTTAATAAAGCCAACACGACTTTTATTGATACAATTCTTGAACACTCGCATGATGGTAGAATACATTGTGATTTTCATCCTTTACGTTCTGATGGCGGAGGCACTGTTACTGGTAGATTTAGCTCAAGTAATCCTAACTTGCAACAAATACCTGCAAGAGATCCATACATAAAGAAACTTATTAGAGGATTGTTTATTCCAGAAGAAGGATCTAAGTGGGGATCTTTTGACTATGCTTCACAAGAGCCTAGATGGCTTGTGCATTATTGTGCAACATTAAAAGGACTTGATAGACACCCACAGATAGATGATGTTGTGGCTTTGTATAACAAAGGCGAAGCTGACTTTCATCAGATCGTGGCAGATATAGCAGGCATACCAAGAAAACAAGCAAAGACTGTGAATCTTGGATTAATGTATGGCATGGGTAAAGGCAAGTTGGCAAACATTCTTGATCTGTCTGTTGATGAAGCAACAACTTTATTAGATAAATACAATGACAAAGTTCCATTCTTAAGATCTATTTCAGAGAAGACAACAAGGAAAGCTGCCGAGAGTGGGATTATCAGAACTTGGTTGGGCCGTAAATGTAGATTCAATATGTACGAGCCTAGATCGTACAAGTATAATAAAGCATTACCGATGAAAGAAGCCATTGATGAATATGGTGGCAAGGGCAGTATCAGAAGAGCTTTTACATACAAGGCACTTAATAGACTAATACAAGGGTCTAGTGCCGATCAAACTAAGAAAGCCATGGTCGATTGTTACGATGCTGGTCTTACACCAATGTTAACTGTGCATGATGAATTATGTTTTAACATACAAAACGACAAGCAAGTGGAGCAAATCAAAGAGATTATGTGTAATTGTGTGCCCGAACTCAAAATACCCTTTGATGTAGACGCTGAAATGGGGTCAAACTGGGGAGAAGTTGGATAGTGGACAATACAAAAACACTCAAAAACAAAAGTATTTCTAGGGTACAATCACACACGGACACTTTGTTTCGGCTCTGTGTGGCGATCTGAGAGCCTATTTTTTTCTGACAGGTTTACAATATGCAGTGATTTTGCCTATTTTACCATCTGGTAGTGGGACATCGGGCTGATTGTTCAAACGTCTGGCAAAATACAAACAACTGTTAATATTTTCAAATCTTTGTGTCTGATCTATCACTCTTTCGTTGAGCATGAAGATCAGAAGAAACTCTATCATTCATCTTTTGCCTTCCAAAAATACTCGTCTGTGTCTCCGAGTCTGAACTTCTGTCCGTTCTCAACTTGATATATCTCTGTGCTAACTTTGAAGTCTGGTTGTAGTGGTTTGTCTGGTGTCAGTGAATTGTCGTACACTCTCATTCTGTTGTTTGGATACAGACAGAATTGATTATTTTCTAGTTCTAGTAAGTTAAACGATTTGTGTTCTGCTGGTTTCTCACTGGTTGAGTAATCTATTGTGTCTATGCTTTCGTGATAGTTATCAAGAGTACAAACGTAAGATCCTTTCACGATACCATGGTCTCTTGTATAAACCTCAAAGTCCATAGATCCTATAAACTGTTTGCTAACTGCCACCACCCCATAGTCCATGCAATTCCAAAACTGGAGATTATAAAGATCCATATCTGGAGTCGGGGTCTGTGGTTCAACAGTAAAAGCACTAATAGGAAGTTTATCATAAAGAGCACCGTAGTCAGGCAGATAAGTTTCAAAATAGAAAGCTCTACCTGGAATAGACTTTGCTGTAACCCAGACACCTTTTACAAACTCTCCGTGTCCATCTTCGCCATCTCTTAAATATTCTTTACGAACCCATACATCTATAGAAGGTAAATTAACAACTAGTGTAGCCATTTATGTGTAAATCAAACCTCTTCTGTATCCGTTGACTCTATCATATGTGAGAATCTCTTTTCTGTTTGCGTCACCAACGTATGATACATGCACCCAACCAGAGCTTGGACCCTTGGCTCTTTCATAACATTCTAATATCAACTGATCGAAATCTAATTCGTTTGCTATATATTGTGCCAGTTCTGCATTAGCAACGCCTGGTATTTCTATATCAGCGGCCTGACCTTTGCAATGTTGGCTGGTGGATTTTGATCCTATGGCTCGACACAACGCTGCGCTGCGATATCCAGAGTTAACTACAACTGGCTTGTCAAAATGTTTACGAATGGGTTCAAGAACCCTTTCACATAGTGCCATCATAGCCACTACATGCTTGTCTCCAGGTGTGTTCTCTATGCCTTTTCTTTCTGCCGTTTGTGATTTCACAAACTCTGCTATAGTAAAATGTGGTGATAATCTACTCATCCAGTTCTCCTAGCTATATCTAAATTTTTAAGAATGTCATCTGGACTACTACCTAGAAAAGACGGATTTGTTCTAGTTAATGGACTTGTGCCCACATCCGTAGTTTGTATCGGAGCAAAAGATGGTGTAGTATCAACACTCGGTGGTGGTGTAGTATCAACCTTAGGAGGCAGTTGAGTTGTAACTGCTCTTTGATTTCCTAATCCAAATAAGTTAGACATGCTTAACTGATCTGAATCTATCTCTTTTCTCAAGGACATTCCTCTTCTTAATGATCGTAATGCGTTTATGTCACCAGTAGGAACATAAATGTTTTTCTTTCTTGCATCTTTTATTTTTTCTTTACTTGGTTTGAAAGGAACATATCTATCATTTAACAGAGAACTTGTCTCCTCCTCTCCTAATTGTGCATCCTTCATAATTTTTCTTACCTCTGGTCTTGTTAGACCAAGTGTTTTTAAATCATCTATTGTTGACGCATATTTTCTAAAAACTTTTAGTCTAGCATCATCTGCTCTTCTAAAAGCTGTAATGATTTGTTCTGGTGATGCTTCTTCGAGTCTTAAAACTTCGTTAAATAGTGCAGCAGT